TTCGAATCCTACAAGATTAATATCTTTATCTTTATTATAATACTCGAACATTGTACCATCGTTATTTCCTATATCGATTACAAAATCTCCGTCTTTTAAATTTACAAGTCTTTGCGCATTCTCTGCAATATCTTTTAGGTCATTTCTTATAATTGAATTGATTCCTGACTTGTACCAATACTGGTCATTCCACATTAACTCCGGAGGTGCAGAGTATTCCATTTGTAATAATTTGCAGTTCCTACAGAGTACTAAAGATAATGGAACCTTCTCTCCTTGATTCTTTTCATCGTCGACAAAACCTGAAACATAATGATTACCTAAAGATATTATTGGCTTTAACTTTTCACAGCCGCAGCTTCTACATTTATTTATTTTCATCGTCACCACCTGGTATATTTTTTGGATTGCTCTTACAGCACTCTACATGATTTTTATAATTATAATTTAACTGTTTGATATATTCGCTCTCTAAATGTTTTCCACAATATGGGCAATCAACAGTATGAAATAATTTGCTCACCGTTTTTGTTTTTGTATCAGGGTCCCTCATAGTAACTCTAAGAGTAACTGTCTTTTAAATCTTTCTGTGAAACAGAATTGCATACATTTATTAATGCTACCTACTTGGTTTTATTATGAGTTTCAATACACAAACTACTACCGGCGAGCATGGCGATAGTGGACACTATTGTCAGGCATAATTTCTCGTTCGACTAATCCAAGTCTTCCAATTTTGATGTGGGTATGAAATCCCTCACGAGCATTCTTTAAAAAAATTAAAAAGTACCTGTAGTTTCAATGGTAAAATAATGGTTTTGTAATCCATAGTTACGAGTTCGATTCTCGTCAGGTGCTCTTACCTCCGTAGAATAGTGCCCAAGTTCGCTGGACTTTGAATCCAGAGACCCACGTTGAAATCGTGGCGGAGGAACCAACCACATGTAGCTCAATGGTAGAGCAGTCGGCTGTAACCCGATGTGCCCTGGTTCGATTCCAGGTTTGTGGATAGGCGAGATTGTTCTAATGGTATGAAGCGGGTCTTCCAAACCTTTTTAAGTAGTTGGATGTCTTGATTGGTATGCCACTCAAAGATAGAGCCAAAAGATTAGAATACTCAAGGAAATATAATAAGGAACACAACGATAGACCTCGTGGTGACATAATGGCTAGAAAAAGACGAATAGCCGCTTGGTTGTTTGAATACAAGAAAACATTAAAATGCCAAGAATGTCCAGAAAATTACCCTAGGTGTTTAGACTTTCATCATCTTGATGAGAAGAAGAAGAGAGCATGTGTTTCAAATCTTGTCCATAGAGGATGCGGAAAAGAAACTATTTTAAAAGAAATAGATAAGTGTATTGTCCTGTGTTCTAATTGTCACAGAAAAAGAACACTGAAGTAAACCTGAAGCGGGAGTTCAATTCTCTCATCTCGCATTGCCTCCTTAGTAGAATGGCTAATACGCCGCGTTGTCGACGCGGAATTCGGAGTTCAATTCTCCGGGGGGGCGTATGTCGGATGTAGTGTAATGGCTTAGCACGTGGGTTTGTGGTACTCGCAGAGTGGATTCAATTTCCACCTTCCGGCCTTGGACGGTTTGCCAAGTGGGAAGGCGTACAGTTGCAACCTGTATATTCGGGGGTTCGATTCCCTCACTGTCCTTATTTTATTTTAAATGGAACATTATCAGCAACCAAATGTGAATAGCATCCGACAAAAGCAATCAACCCTATCTGAGAATTCATTGTTGCAAAACCTATGATGATTCCATAAACTATACACGCTGGAATAGAATGCCATAATCCTCTATGGCGAGAAAACTTTCCTACAAAGAATGTTGAGGACGCTATCACTACTCCTAAAATTATAAGAGATTGATTATTGATTAATGTGCTGTCAAAATATGTGAGTCCAAAACCTACTAGCGCCATTGTTAATCCTAGTCCTATCAACCACTGATGCAGCTTCCCACTTTGATGGTCAAGGTCTGGAACAAGCCCGCTAAAAAAAATAACTACGCCAAGTTCTAGTAGTGTTAAAAATTTATAATCAAACCATCCAAAAAAGATAGCCATTAAGATAGCGAATGAACCGGAAGATAAAATTCCAATTCGTAAATGCTGTTTCCAATTCATTTTATTTTAGTTTTGAAAGATAATCTATCAGAAAATTCTGCAGCCTTTCCGTCATTCCATCGAGAAGTTGGTCTTAAATATCCGACGACCCTACTCCAGACCTCACAACGAGTTCTCTTTTTTTCCATAACATAAGAGAAGCCTTCTTCCTATTTAAAATTATACTGTTCATTATGTAATGACTATATATTTGATAGAATCTTTTTCATTTCGAAGATAGCTAGAGATAACTTTTCTTTTATCGTAGTGATGTAAGCTTCATCTCTTGGTATTCTTAATACAAACATTTTATGTTTGTCATCAATCATCCTTGGGTCATAACTTATAAAATCGCAGTAGTCAGCTTCGGTGCACATGAGGTTGAATTGAATCTGAGTATAGTATTGAGCATATGATTTCTTTGGAATATTATGTTCGATAAGTGCGGCAATATGATTTGCAGATATGTACGGGCACTTTACCTCTATGATTCCATTCTCTCCCTCAATGAATCCGTCTGGACTTCCTCCGGCTTCATCTTCAAAATTCTCTAATGGAACAAATGGAGCTTCGTTGATTCTTAGTCCAGTTTGTTTCTCATAGAATTTTATTGCTTCTTCCTCGTGGTCAGTTCCCCATTCCAAAGCTTTACCGAATAACTCTACCCTTTGTCCTGTAAGTCTTTCAGAAATCTTCTCACGAATTAAACTCTTACCCATTAATGTAAATTTATCTGCTGCAGCTCGTCCGTTGCCTATGCAGTCTCCGAAAGTGCTAGCTGTAAATTTTCCTAATCTCTGAGCGAACCATTCTTCTGTTCCTTGAGCTGGTGCTTCTGTCATAAATATCAGTAGGTAGGATTCTTTTTATATGTTGTCATCGCGATGCCTAGCTATCCTAATGAGTAATAAGTCTGTTTTAGTTATATTACTATTACTAACTATCGATTTTAAAATCGCTTAAACGCCGCATGCTTCTTCCTGGTTAGCGACTTTTTAATCGATGTAAAAACTATACGTTACTAGTAAGTTCGATGTACCAAACATATAAAAATGATATTACCTACTATTTACTATGAACAGAATGAACACACCTCCATCGGATTAGGATGTTGAGCCATTAAGGCCGCATCGAATCTGAAACTAAATGGCAATGGAGGATAAAGATGAAATATATTGAAGAACGTTGTAGCAAATGCAATGAGATTACTGTTCATAGAATTTTTAGGCGCTTTGGAAAGAAGAAGAGCGATGGTTCTAAGCAACATAAGCGTACCGTAATTTGGTGCATGCGATGTCAGTTCAGAAGAATTAGGAAGTAGGTTCCCTTTTTAGAGAAGGGTAACTCATCTTTACTTTACCTTACAATACTTTACTTTACGATACTTCACATGACATTACCTTCCAATAAATATGAATCCCCTTTTTAGAGAAGGGTAACTCATCTTTACTTTACCAAACAGTACCATACATAACACCACATTACTTTACTTGAATATGAATCCCTTTTTAGAGAAGGGTAACTCGTCTTTGCCTTTCTATACAAAACAGAGCCCTGCTCTACCGCACTTTACTAGACAGAATAATATCTTACAGAACAGTACCCAACTTCACGGCACCATAAATATGAACTAGAGAATAAAGAGCTAAGCTCTTTAACCTTAACTGAACTTTGTTATACTAACCCTTACTTTACTACGAGTATAAATAACCTCAAAAATCAAAGGCTTAAATTAAAATCTTTACTTTACCGCGCCATACTTTACGAAACTTAACTAAACTTTACTCAACTTTTATAAATATAAAAGTAACCTACTTAGAGGAATCTTTCTCTCTAAATAGTTTCATAGTAAGTGTCAAGTTTTCTAGGATATTAATCATACGGTTTAATAATTGAGTCCTATAGTCTACAACAGTAGTTGCGTCTTCCAAGCTAACATAAACATTCTGTTTCTCAGAATTTGATATACTCAGAAAAGACCTTTGCTCTTCCTTATTACCGCTGATAACAACTTCTTCAACTATATGTGAAGTAATCATTCGTGCTTGTTGTAATCTATATTTTTCTCCAGCTTCATCATTATCCCATTCAAAATGTTCATGCAAGGGGTTTTGTACTTCCTTAGCTTCTAAGACTATATCTTCAGTCTTTAACTTTCCTCCATATTTTACACGAATTGAATCTAAAGTCTCTCCGATAACCTGAGCCTCATCCTTCTTAAATGGTGCTCCAGCTCTTGCCTTAAATATTTTAACCGAGCCTGTACATTCCATAACTTCCTCCGCTTTTACATCTAGGTGACCAAATACCAATACCGTAATAAAATCCTGCATAGTTTATCAAATTAGCCAAGTCTTCTTTTGAAATATTGTTCTTATCAAATTGTATACTCAATATGCATTCCCAGTCGTGAAACTGTGGAGAATACTTCGTATTGCTTTGAATGTTATGTTCTAGAATATCTTGTTTCTTGAACTCGATTGGGACTAAGCCTTCATTAGCGTTTACTATCTGAATTCCTTTCAATAATTTCTTTGAAAAAAACTTATCTCCAATAAACGAAGTTGATTCAATTAGGCCTGCTTTAAACCCTACAGCCGGGAAGCCAATCTGTCCGTCCGAAGTCACATGAACTGCCTGAATTTTCTCAAGCTTAATATCTCTAGGCTTTTTCTTTGTTTGACTTTTTCCTTCTTGTTTCTCTGTGATTTGTTTCTTCGCTTCATCAGGAAACTTATCCATCAACAAAGGGCTCATTCCCTTAATTTTAAAGTTAACAGTTTCTAGATTAATCATACTTACAGTTACTACCTTCTCTTTGATTACCTTTTTTGGTTCTTTTTCCATTGCGTTTTTACCTCCTTATAATTATTCATAATAGGTAAGTAAGTAGGAGATTTATAAACCTTTCGCAGATTACGTTTAATAAAATCGGAACATTTAAGAATACTACCTACTTAGTTCTATTATATGATTTATCTTTATTATCTTCTATAAAAATTGTTTACCTGCAGCCGTGGCAACTTGAGCATTGTCGGCATGTGTATTGCGCATCGCCTTGAGTCTTTAGCGCGTCATATTGGAAAGTCATGTTTGTTTCAAGTTTGTATGTTGGAGTTATGTATTCTTTCTTTTGAATTGTGTTCTGGTAATCTTTTTCTAATGTTTCCATAGTTATTCTAATGTATTCTTGTATTTAAATTTTTTGATTAGGAGAATATTTAAGGTGATTATGTTTCTTAAAGAATTTATTTAATCGAAACATTTAAGAATACTACCTACTTGGTTTTATTATGTTATACAAAGACAACGCATTACCAGGAAACCGGTTTGGCGTAGTCGCGGCACCCTTGCTCAATTTCTGGTTCGCTTGAAGGGCGCATAGTATAACGGTTCATTATTCCCGGTTTGCAATCGGGGGATGGGGGTTCGATTCCCTCTGCGTCCATATTCTTTTACAACTTAATTTTAATAGGCCCGTGATGTAATGATAACATTTCTCTTTTACGTAGAGACTCCGGCGGTTTGATTCCGCTCGGGCCTATTGACTCTTTAGCTCATCATGGTAGAGCAGCGCCCTGTTACGGCGAAGGTGAGAGGTTCGAGTCCTCTAGGAGTCGTTGGTTTAATAGCGGGGGAAACCCCTGTCGTTGTGTGCCCGTACAAGCACGAACGGTCTGGAACTATTAGGCCATTGCGGTTCGACGTCAGTGATTCCATGGAATCATTTTTGGATGACGTCGTACTGCGCGCGAGTCTAAGATGTAGTGGGTGCATTCCACCCTGAAGCGGTGGCTGGCCAAGTTCGAATCTTGGTAGACTCATAAGCGGGAGTACGGGAAATGGTTAAACCCACCAGGTTTAGGACCTGGCGTCTATTGGCTTTGGGGGTTCGAATCCTCCCTCCTGCATAAGCGAGGTTGCCGGAGTGGCCAAACGGGCTGCCCTTAAGAGGCAGTGCATTATGCTTTCGTGGGTTCGAATCCTACATCTCGCATAGGGACTATCGTCTAGTGATTAGGATAACTGGTTCCAACCCAGTTGGCCGAGGTTTGAATCCTCGTAGTCCCATTGGTGCTGTGATGTAGTCTGGTTAGCATCCGAGCTTTGGAAGCTCGTTACGGTAGTTCGAATCTGCCCAGCGCCATATACGCTAGTCGTCTAGAGAATAGGACGCCAGGTTTCGACCCTGGAAACGGATGTTTAATTCCTCCCTAGCGTGTTCAGAAACTTTTATAAGCTGTCCTACCTACTTCT